ATGATAGTTTACAAAACGTGTGGTTGAAGTATCAAACCACATCATGCCAACTTTTGTTGCACCCCAAGTTACAGCACTATCAACAGTTACACCGTTGTTATAACTTGCGGGATCTGCATTAGATATGAAGTCTAAATTTTGTCTTACTGCACCAAATATCTTACCTTGCAATGGATCAATATAATCAAGGTTGATTAATGTATTATTAGTTTCTGCACTAAAGATTTGAATATTGTTGATTCTATTGATATCAACTATTGCCGAACTGCTTCTATAAACACTCCAATCTTGTAGACCAATTGCGTTGTCATAGATAATTACTTGACCGTCAATGCTTTCTGGTCTGTAGTTTGGCACACCAACTACAACTTTATTATTATTAAATTCTAATGCTTGACCGTATTTTGGTTGACTACCATATACTAAATCTCTCGCATTTACGCTTTGAGCATATACGTATGCACCACTATTAATCAATGATTCATTGTATACGCCGAGATAATCAAACATGTATACTGCGCCAGCGTTAGGGAATGTATCTATCCAACGTGTTGCATTGTTGTCAAATATAGTATCATCATCTTGATTTTCATCATCGCTGAAATCAAATGTTGTAGCAGCAAAACGTGTTGCTACAGGCGCGCTTGCGACGAAACTGTTGCTTTCATTAAATTTGACTACTGTACCAAATTGTGTTTGTGTTCCAGCATGTGGGCAAGTAATCAATTGTGTTTGAGTGTATAGTGTAAATCCTAATTCACTCCAAGTAGCGGAGTCTGTTACATCAAGTTCTAATTCATGATTGACCACCGCTAAATCAAAATTGATTAATGATATAGTTAGTATGTTGTCTACTGCGCTGGCCTGAATGTTTGTAATCTTAGCACTATTGATTGCAGCCGCTGCGGTAGTTGCGTTACCTGCAGGAAGTTTTAATAAGTAACCATTGATTAGTAAGTTTCTAGTAGTAGTTAGGTTTACTTCACTAGTACCAGTCACTTGTCCATATCTTGCACCGCCATTAGTGAAACGATGTACCGCACCCTCATAGTTGAAACTGTCTAATTCATATGGTGCGCCAACGATGATTTCTGTACCTTGAGTTGTAATATCAACGCTAGTACCAAATCTTACACCAACTCTTGGTGTGTTTGATGTAGTGAGTATTTGATTTTGTACAAACTCACTAGTGCTTACAGTAATAATGTCACCTGCAGTTAATGCTGATGTGTAGATGAAATTATTACCTACCACGCCGTAGTTGTTATCTTGAACGGTTATACCATTTAGTGAAACATATAATGGTACCAACTGTGCTGTAGCAGTTACTAAAGTAATGCCTGTTGTAGCAGTAAACGTTTCTGCTGTATTACTTGAACGGCTTGTTTTAAGTTTAATTGTGTTTGAGCCAGGCAGACTTTCTACATAATAAACTTCATTAGCAACGATGCCAGTGCCCGCAAGATTTACACCTTGAAATAAAACTGGATCATTTACACTGAATGTTGAAGCATCTGACAATTGTATTGCATTATTTGCATAAACATCTGTTACATTTACTGATGTTGTTACAGGTGCTTGCGCCATTTCAAATATTTGAGGTTGTGAAGTTGTGCTGTTGCTTTGTACTTCAAAGTTTTGTGTTAGTCTTTCAAATACGTATGCCTTACCCCAATCTTGTATTGTTACACTGTAATCTACATTTGGTGCACCTATAACCAATGTGTCAGCATAATAATCTGTAGCGATTGCTGCACCAAAGTTATCACCTGATGTCAATCCAGCAGTTGTTATTGTTGTTGAATACTTAAAAGAAACTTGTGTAGCAGTACCAGTACCTAACCCAGTACCGGTAGCGACAAACGTAATACCTACTTTATTTTCTACAGCACCGATAGCAGTGAAGTCTGTGCTGCCTAATGTGTTAATAACATATGTTTCACCAACATTAAAATATCCAGCATCTAATAATATGTTTTCTTTTCTATAAACATAAATGTTATTGTTATCTACATCCGACACAAACAACCAACAACTATCATCACTCAACGCTATTGATGAACCCCAATTTGCTACTGGCCCCGGAGCAGCAATTTGTTGTAACAACAACAAATCATTAGTTTGCGTTGTGTCGTTCCAAGTATAGATATAAACTTTTGGATTAGTTGTTGCTTGTGAGATAACAAATGTATTTGCATTATGTGCAATTGCAGTACCAAAACTTGCATCACCGGTTAATGTTTCGTACAACTCTAAGTTATTATCAACTGTGTCGTAGCGGTATACTTCACCCTTAGTTGCATCACCAACCAAATAACCAATGTTGCTGTCGTATGCTACACTTGAACCGTAGTTATATGAATCTTCTTTTGTTAATTCTTGCTGATACTGATAGTTTAATGATTTGCGATATACTGCCCATGCACCGTCAGTATTTTCATCTACCCATACAGTGTTCTTTGTAAATTCGCTTGATAATAATGGTAAGTTTTGAATGTCAGCAGGTGTGTCAACACGCTGGCTTACAAACTTCAAGCATGTACCTTGTCCACTAATATTGACTGCTGTGGTAGAATTATAAACTACTATAATTTGTTTTGGATTTACGATTTGTGATACAACGTAGTATCCATTTACGCTAGTATTAAAATTAATAATTGCTATCAAGTCATATTGCGATAAACCATGATTACCATTAAATGTAATTGTCGCAGTACCATTTAAGTTTGAACGTAAATTTACTACAGTTACGGGAGGGGTTGAATAGTTATAACCAGTGTTTAAAATATCTGGTGTATAGACGTTCCACTTAGCAAGATAATTTGCAATCCAAACATAATCACGAACATAAAACTGTTCAATTGGTATTATGTTTCCTTCTTTATTCACAGCACCGGGCAACTGTGAATAGTAATAGGCTGACATCTTAACATCATTGAAGTTAACATAACCAGCATCTGGATAAATGGTGCTTGCTTCATATGGTGTAGTTGGTAATACGTCTGGATTAGTGATAGGTGTTGAGTAGTTAAACAACTTGTTCAATGGAATATATTGCTGCATTCCAGGAGTATAAACACCATCTGTTAAAGAAACTGTTGCTGGATTACCGGTAAGATATTTTTCACCTAAACGCATTTCAACAAAGTTATCGTTTAATACGCCACCAAACTTACCTGAGAGTATACCCCAGTTTTCATAAGTTTCATATTGAATACCACCTTGTGGTAAGTTGGCTCCCTTAAATGCATCAAGTGCATTCTTAGTGCCCTTGTTTTTAATAAAATTTTTGAATACGTTGACTTGAGTAATGTCTGACAAGTCTGCAACTTGCATGTAATCACGAGGCCTAAAGCCAATCAAACTGAAACTTAATAAGTCTGCTTCTGATTCTAAATTGACTTTGTTAACATCGTAATATAATGTGCTTTCATAACTGCGTGTACTGCTGTTTGGTAGTAAGCCCTTTTGTACTTCATTGTAATCTGTTACTACCCAATCTTTTTCTTGGAATACTAAAGCAGGTTGAATGATTTTTAATGCTGTCCAGTATCTGTTTTTATACTTGACAATTTGTCCTTTAGTATATTTGACATTTTTATTCCATTCTTGAATATTGTCTTGGTTATAGATAAAGCCAGGAGCAAACAGTGTACCATCCCATTCAGCAGTTTTAGTACCTACAACATAGATACGATTTTGTCTTAGACCCGTTACTAGGTTGTAAATGACATCATTGAATTCTGTCAGATTGTCAAATACGATGCCGTGTTCAATATTTGAAATATTGAACTGACCATAACTGATTGCATCACCTTCATTCAGTGGTGTTACGCTAAACTTAGTATCTTCACGTAATATTGCGAGATCACTCAATGGAATAGGATATAAATTTTGATTCAATACAAAGTTTTCTTTTTGTATTGTTAATGGTTGTACGATTGAACTTTCTCTATCAATAATTAATGACAGCGCGCCTGGATTTAAATTCATCGTGCTGCCAACTTCCCAACCAGACTGAGCCCAATACAAAAATTCATTAACCATTGCAGTCCAATTAACTTCAAGACCGTTGATTTGTGTTTCCCATTTAGCGCCCACAGCCTCAGTCCATGCACCATAACTCATTAAGAATTGTGCAACTTCTTGCGGACTATAGAGTGTTGTACCATATGGAATAATTTCTTCCACTGGATAATATGCTGTAGCAACAGTGACCGATAAATCTTCAACAGTGAGAGTTTTCTTGTCTCCGCTGATGATTGGTTTTAATACAGTAAAGTATGCATTTTTCTGACTATTACCATATACTTTGTAACCTTCAGATGTAACCTGAACGATAATTGAAGTATAAACTAATTTGTCAAATGGTTGATTTTCGTATAGTAATACCTGATAACTTGCGTCAGGAATTAATAATGAAGTATTTGTTGCTGTTGGTGTGGCTTTCTCAACAAAGAATTTTAAGAATGTCTTATCAGTAAAGCCTGCAACACGATACACAAGACGTACATCTAGATTATACAATAATGAGGTAATGTTTGTTGTCGCGTTTATTCCTTGTTGTTTCTGATAATCAACAATCCAGTTAATATATGAGGTTTTCGCTATACCGTTACCGTAAATTTGTACGTTATCTAATATTAAGTGACTGCGATTATTTACAAGATACTGATTAAAGGTAGTGTTGTATCTGTAATTGTCTAAGTCTATGCATAGGTTAAAGAACTTAGCAGGGTTCATTAATGCATAGATTCTAATGTAATCAAACGGATATGTTGAACTGCGGCGATATGATAATTCTACTGGGCCATCGTCGCCTACTTGCCAATCACGTTGGAAAATATTGCCATTGTAATTACCAATTAAACAGAACCATGGCTCTAACAATTCACCATTTTGATCAACAGGAATCACTCTTGATAAACCTGGACGTGCTGCGCCCGGTATTATTTGAGATGCTTCTAAACTTCCGTTCCAACTGATACCTAATTCAAGATCATTCCACAACACTGTGTTATCACTAGTCCAAGGAGCAGGACCATAACGATCTACCCACCAAGTTGGTTGATCTGTATAACCTAACATTTCCCATGGTGTAGTATTTGGAGTGGTTGTATCGTAATAATACTGATAAAGGCCGCGCCAGTATCCTTGTTGGATTACTGATTTATCAAGTTTGCTTTGACTTTCACTCCAATTATAAGTCCAAGGATTTGATTTGTTATAAACTTGTCTCTTGTAATCAAGACGATTTTGACCAATCCAATCTAAGAACTGTGTGCTATAAATTTCTAGCCACTGGTCATATGTCAAATCTGTTGTTCTAAATGCGCCAGGAATAAAGTCAAAAGCATTTATCGGGCTTACAAGTCCTTCTAACTTCAAGTTGTTGTACACGCGCTTTTCAAATTCAAGTAATACTTGGTCTCTGTAATCTTGTAGTGCGCCTGTAATTGGATCATAATTGCCGTACAACTTATTGTATGAACCGTCATGACCAACAATAAAATATGTTGGTATTGTATATTCGCTATCTAATACTACTGAAGGAATTGTAGCAGGGTACATACCCAACTTAGTTGGCGTGTTAGGGACATATGTACCATATGTCTGATTATATTCGTTAATAGTAATAACATCGCCCACTTGTAAATCTTTTGTTATTTTTAACGTAGGTGATGTTGAACTAATAGTATAGTCCACGCCCTTAATTAATTGTGTAGTTTGAGTAAATCCACCGATTGTTCTTTGTAGATATACCAATACTCCATAGTAGTTTGCAACGCTATAATCATATGTTGTGCTTAATGGAAAATAACTTGTATCTAAGAAATTAGTGAAGTTATATGAGTTAGTAACATATGGTGCTTTGCTTGGCAGCATGTCTGACCAAAAGAAACTTTGTTCCTGACTTTTTGATTCAGTGATTTGTTCTAACGCATTGTCAAGAATAGAAGCCGGCTGATAGTGCTGTAAATATTGGCTCTTATTAACTGTATCTACTAGCAAAGTCTTAAATTTTACATACTCACGACTGTTGTACAACAATGCATCAAATACACTGTTGCTTTCTAATCTGTTAAATGCGCCAACTGCTGGAAGACTTGCGCTATTCTGAATAATCTTATCGCCCCACGGTACAAGATTACCTAAATCACGGTAATTGTTACTACCAAACAACGTACCCGTCATATTTGGATTGTTGTAGAAGATACTTGTATATTGGCGACGAATATCACCTATGTTTGTTTTTGTTAAACTTTCATTGAATGGATTATTATTCAAGTTAATTGGTATTGAGTAATATCCAGTTAGGCTAATCTGGTCGCTTAATAAAGAAATTTGTACCTTAGTATCAATTAAACTGTCTACTGTCAATGACACTGTAGTTGTTTTATCTGTAGTAGTATATGTAAATTGTGTTGAACTTACTGGCTTGTTATTAATCGCAACAAAAATTACAGGCCATGAATTTTGTTCTTGCGTGTTTACTTTGATATCGCAAGTGAATGTGGTAGTAGGTTTAGCTACAGACCAATTAAATTCAAATAATTGATATTGTGTTGATGGGGCGATCGCAGTCTGCCAACCTAACAATCTTTCATAAATTTCACGACTGGTGTAGTTATAAACATAACCAGTGTTTATGTTTTGTACTATTGGACTACCTGTCGTTAAGTTAACATAGTTAAATGTTCCGCTGTTAAACGCAACGTCAAAACTAATATCACCGACGTTGGTTAAGGAACTATATGCTAAAGGAAATCCTAATACAGGGTCATCTCCCCCTGTGCCTAACTCATAAGCAAAGAGTTTATTGCCGGCAAAGTCACTTCCTTGATAGTATAGTTTGTTACCAAAACTTATACCATTACTGTCATAAACATCAAACAACGGTGGTTGGTTTACATCTGTTTTTTGTTGCCCATATATCCAAAATCCGCCGTCAAAATAATATGTTTTTCCAGTGCTGGTGTACCCTCTTAATATAACAGTTTGTTCGTCTGCAAGAACTGTACCATCACCTGCTTCGGTTAATACAATAACAGGCAAACCACCTGTTGTTAAACTTTGAATAGAAGCAACATAAATTTTATTTCTTACTTCTAATTGTGTATCAGCAGCAAAAATAATTCTTGCTCTATCAAAAATAGCATAGTTTTCACTATTGTAATCATCACCAACAAATGATCTATTAACAGCGGCTGTTACTGGGTTAGTATCTTCCCAATCTACTATTAATGTTAATGTGCCGCTACCTGTAATAGATAAAATTCTTGCATCGTTTGGTAATATTGGTGGCAGTGCTGTTGACTCAGTATAATCTGCTATGTCAGAAATATATTGACCTAACTGGAAAGTTCCTGCTGCAGGATTACCGTTAGCATCTAGCGTAAACACATCTGATGTTGGAATAGTTACAGTGGTGTATGTTAATGCGTTTGCAGTGCCAGTACCGGTTGCTGTTGAGGCAACTAGAATTTGATCTCCTACATTGTAAATTTCTCCAACCGTACCTGCAATTGTATTCCAATCTGTTGTGCCTAACGTTGCAATTTCATATGTTTGACCTATTAATAATGTATCACTTGCTACGTTGGTAGGGCTTGCATTGATTGCACCTGTGTAACTGGTGTAGATTTCTACGTCAGGATAATAAACAGCCTGACCGTTTACTATACTAAATGCATCAGTTGTTCTACGGTCAATAAAGTCTACACTATCTTTACCTATAGTACCTTGATTGAATAACTTTAAGTTTGGATAAAATTCAAGTATCGGTCTATTGGCTTTGTTTTCTTCGCTACCGTATGTTGTTAAGATTTCTGGATTATTGTTATATGCTGCCGTTGCGGCAATTACATCACTATGGAACCAACGATTACTACGTGACCAAGGATTGTAACTTAAACTATTACGTGCAATAGTAATATAATCTTTTGTTACTGGTATATTGAAACCACTGTCAAAGTTGCCAATATCATACGGTGTACTATCATATGGAATTGGCTCGCTAATTGTATATCCTTCTGGGGTGGTTAAATTTTGTGTATCAACCAATTCAATCGCAGTACCTACACCTTGAACATAATATTGTCCGTTGAGATATTTTGATGGTATGACATCGCCACTAAATGAAACCTTTAATCCATTTGTAAAATCAACAGTTTGGCCATTTGGAATAGTAATACTAAAATTTGTTTTACCAATAATTTGTTCGTCAACGTTTAGTGTATTTGATGCGTTGCTGTCAATAATTCTTAAAACACCTACTTTATTTGGATTGATTCCATCCTGATAATATAGAGTGTTGAGCGGTGCTGTGATATAAGGTATTTCTGATATAAAGCCATCTAGAGTTTTATAAAAGCCAATATTAATATAACGTGTACCAAATTTTGGAGTAATTTTTTGTGTGGTTGGTATTAATGTAGTTGGGGTTAAACGTAATACAGGATTTTCCGTATCACCCACATAACTTATTGTGTAAAAATAGTTGTTAACATAACTATAAAAACCTTCTTCATACAACCCTTCATTGATGTTAGCAGTCATTGAACCACTAGCAGTAGACAATGTAACTGCGTCACCACCTAATGTTAATGAAACAGTGAATTGTGTTGGTCCAAGAATGTCTTTTACGTAGTAAATTACATCAGGTAATGCACCGTTATATTGATTAATGTTGCCAAATGTACTGCCAGTAAATGTAACAACATTGTTTACTTGTAAGTTAGTTGTGCTTGCGCAAGTTAATGCATTTGTACCAGCAGTGGTATTAGTTACTGTTAATGTTAATGGCGCAACTAAATTATTGTCATTAGTATCATAATTTGTTTCGTTATAATATGCACTAGTATATGCTTGTTCACTTGCAATACCGGTATCATAAAACATTACTGTTGCACCTTCTAATGAAGTGACGCCATCAATATTACCAACATCACTTAATAATTGCCCGTTAATTTCTGAAAAGGGGCGATTAGATATAACATCTACTAAATTGTTACCTGGAAAAATATATTCATTTTGTGCATCTGCGGCAGGTACCACAAATGTGACTACGCCTAGTTCTGCGCCGTTATTATAAACACCATTATTTTCAGTCAAACGTACACTAAAATTTGGTTGTGAGGCTGCTGTGCCGGTAACGCCTGGCTCGCCTTGAATCCAAAATTTACTTGCTTGATTGACGATGAAACGATATGTGCCACCACGTAATAGTGTAATTGTTGGATTTATTGAGCTTGCAGTTGAGTCTGCTGCTCTTATCAAATAATCATTTTCTTGGCTTACAACAATATAATCTGTATTGGTATAAACGCTAGAAGTACTAATATTAACTACAGGCAATCCTTCTGGTGCCCAGTAGTATTGATTGAAATTAATTAGTGGGTCAAGATTTACAAATGGGTCCCAACTATAGAATTCGCTTTGAAATAATTTATTGTTATCGGAAACTATGCTACCTTGATTTTCCAATGCATTAAGCATTCCAGGATAACTGATGAAATCCTTAGCAGTCATCTCATCTACTTTAGTGAAAATGACGCCAGGATCTAATTGATAGTCTTTACGAACCTTTGTTGGTTCTACAACATACTTGTCATTAGCATTAACACCATATCCAAAACGACTACCGATGTAGCCTTGTATTGTTGTTTTGATCGGCGGATTGACTAACTGATCTAATGTAGCCCCTAAAAATTGGCTGTTTGTTGGAGTTTGAAAAACTTCAGGTAAGAAATTTAACGTTCTAATTCTTGCCATTTTATGCTGCTCTTAATTGATCTGGTGTTAGTGCAGCAATCACGACCACATCATTTGCTGTCGCACCGTTTACAAAAATTTCATAAGGCATAGACTTAATTTCATATAAATCGCCGAATGTTTCATTAGGATCGTTTGGCACTAATACAGCAGAACTAATAAAATCACCACATTCATTGTGTAGATATGAGGCTAATTCACTGAAGTAGAATGTATCACCAAAGTTCCAATTTTGTATATTAAAATAATTATTCATTGCTGTTAATACTGCACTACGAATTTCGCTATTACTTGCTGATGTTGTTGCTGTTTTAATAACCTTAATGGTGCCTTGTAGTGCTTTAGCAGCCTTAGGACCAAATAATGGTTTAAACACTACACTATTTAATATCATGCTGTCACTCAACATTTTGTAATTTTGTAGTTGCGTGTATGCTGTATTTAAATCGGTCATAGTTGGACGCTCTGGAGGAGGAATAGTTCCAGTAGTGTCTTGGATGTAATTCTGATAAGCAGTGTAGTATGCCTGTGTAACCAAATAAATGTCTATGATATTAGTTGTAGCAGGGTCAATACGTGTTGTATTATTTGAATTATGAGTGTACTTGTATGTCAAGCCTTGACGACCGTACATCATGCTGTATCTTGGAGCTCCGCTCGCAAGCAATGATTCAGTTACAATGTATGAAGGTGTGCTTACACCGGACTCTTGATATGTGACATAAAATATACCTGGGTTGTATGCGTAGAATAGTTGACCAAGTGGATAATCATATTTGACTACCTCAATATCATCTTTAGTTGCATAACTGTACACAACGTCTGTACTTGGTATTAGTTGTTTGCGTGACAAATTTACTGCATCTACGATTGTTTCAAAAAAAACGTAAATGCCGCGATTATTTGCGCCATAAACATAACCAGTAATATCCGTAAAGAAATCTGGATTAGTGATTAATATTTGATTATCGTCGGTAGTTGGACTTACTTCAACTTCATAATCATTGATGTAACCATCGCTCTCAATAGTTTGACCAATAATATTAACAGGATAATCTCTTGAAAGTGGTGTAGTGCTGTTAGGCTGTGTATTGATACCTAATACATTCACATTGTCATGCAATACTTTGCCAGTATATGGATCATACACTAACTCATTAAGTGGGTATGCAAAACGTACATCATTTACACTACCAAAATAATATTTAAGTGACTTGACTAAAACAGTATATGTATTTGGTGCGCTTTGTGCTATGAATTTGATGAAATAAGGTGTTTCGGTTGCTGGTCTAATAATCCAACGAGGTTCATCAATCTTTCTTGCGTTATTGAATACTAATGTGAAACTTTCATTTAACTCAATGCGTTGTCTTGCTTCTAATAATACATCAGCGGTAAAGTCGTTGCTAAATGCAGGTATTATTTGTGCAATAATTGCGCCAGTTGGTACATATCCATTTAATGTGATTGGTCCAGTACCGTTGGGGAACTTGCCAACACCAGCATTGCTGCCATCACCGATTACACTTAAAACAGTTGTCCAGTAATATGTAATACTTGAAGCACTAGGTACGCCTTGCACAAGTCTATAGTTATTATCAAAGTAATAACCACTTGGTGCAGTTATTTTAAGCATTGCACCCTTAGTCAAATATTTTAGATTGTGTGTACTTGTTACGCCGGTTTGCAATGGGGTATTATTTGGTATGCTTACATTGTAAACATAACCATTTAATGAATTGGCGTCAACAACTGCTGTTTGCCAATATACAATACCGTCACCTGAAGCAGCATTTAAACTGTAGCGAGGATAGTTTGTTACATAATATTGATATGCTTCGTTTTGACCAATTTGATTTGCCAATGTTGATGTTAAAAATACTACGATGTCGCTAACATTATCAAATGTAAATGCTAATGCATTTTCGTCGGGGTCTTGCCACAAACCACCATCATTACCTAAATTCAATATGCTTGAATACTTGCCTGTTGGATCAAGCAAATCTAAATTCTTTGATACGCCAATTGAACTACGATTAATTGCTTTTGATTTAATGATTGAACTGTATAGTGTATATGGGAAGTTGTTATAATCCTCACCATTAACCATACGATTTTGCGTGTAGTAGCGTGTTGGAGCGCGCTGTTTAATATCAGCAATAGTTTCGCGTGCCTGTGCAGTTGAAACTGGCTCAGTTAATTGTAATCCAAATGTTAATGTTTCTTGACGGCCAACTCTGCTAATATATGCTATGGCAACAGTAATACCTTGCATTTCACTTTGATCAATAGTATATGTAAGTGCATTGCCTGCGCGAACATATGCACGGAACGTGCCTACTGGTATTTTACTGAATACACCATCACCAAATACATAAGTTACTTGGTCATTATAGCGTGAACTTACACTGAATATTTTGCGTTGTGAACTTTCAGTTTGCAAATATGCATCAGCATAAACGTTATCAACTTTTTTCCATTCACCGGGAGTAGCGTTATTAGTGCTGTATTGGAACAACCATGTATCGGTATTATTGATACCTTCAATATCCACATCTACAGTTTGATTTGCAATTTGTTCTTGTAATACGAAATCGTAATTGGTTAATGTGCCTTGTTTAAAATAGAAAAAGAATCCGGTGTTAGGACTTCCAAATCCTAATTTGTCATTTCTATAAAGCATATTGAAACGACCATTTGGCACTGGTGGAACTTCATAAATGTTATCACTGTCAACTGCCGTGACGCTACACAATTCAAAATTCATACCAATGTTATCAACAACACTATTGAATGGAGCAATAGCCAATGTATTCTGAGGAATAGCAATAGCATACTCACTAGTAGTAACTCCCAATATCTCGCTAACGTTTCCCGGTCTACCGATCTTTTGTGAATTAACTAAGGCAGCATTAATGATAGTATTAAATTGTTCTAACCAATTTGGATTTGCTGGATCATTCCATAGTATAGGAAGATTGCTCAAATTTTGACCATTGATGTCAGTGATGCTTTCTGTTGTGCTGATGTTTGTAACTTTTAAATAGCCTTGACCTGCAATATTGCGTTTAGGAGTGTAACTGACTAGGTTAGCCAATTTTACTACGCTATCACGACGTTCGGCAGTATCAATAAAGTTTTCACGGGCATTCAAGTCATTTCTAAATGCTAGGCCTTGACCCATGAATGCCATAACGTCTAACAATGCGATAAATTCTGAACTTTCTACATAGTCATTATAAGTTTCTGGATAATAAGTACGTAGGTAGTCAATGAAACTCTTGCGTAGTGTCTCATAATCGTAACTACGGAAGTCGGCCTGACGGAATGTCTGATAGATTGTTTGCCAATCGTTAATGCCGAATAATGATGTTTGTCTGCTGCTAGTAGCCATTGACTGTCTCTTTTTTAATATTTATCACTTCCTAAAAACTGGATTTTTAAGATTTTTACGAAATTGATGCTGAATTTGTCTTACTATTAAAAAAGACATTTAATACTTGTGCTTGATTAAATGGATTGATAGAAAGTTGAACTTCTACAGAAATTCCGTTCTCTTGTGGGAAACATTTGACATATCCTAGTTGTAGTCTAGGGTCTGCTGCTGCAATTCTGCGTATTTCATTTTCTAACTGTGCTTGAACGTCTTGTGTATTTGGCTCAAAAACGAATGACCAAATTGTCGTACCGTAGTCAGGTTGACCTACTTTTTGTCCTTGTGGTATATTAAATGCATTCAATAAGTCACGAACTACCAACTGTTCGTCCGTCATTCTATATTTTTTACCGCTATTAACAGAATTAGTGATAGAGCCCGGCGCGCCATTTTTACCCGGAGGAGGGTTGGTCGTTCTTGGTCTATTAGCGCCGATTGTACTAAATCCTATATAGTTTGGCATATAATTTTATTTATATATTATCCTAGCCTTAATTGTAGGTCTTGTGCTTCTTTTATCTTATTTGACCATTCGGTATAAGCTGCATCGTATTCATTTTGTAAACTTTGAATTCCAGGATCTCCTTGAGGCAATGATTCTTTTGCTTTATCAAGTTTTTCTAAAATTTGTTTGCGTTTTTTACCTAACTTTGTAACTTCATCAACTGTATCAAAGTATTTTTTCTCTAACTCATTACGATTTTTCTGCGCATCTTCATAAGAAGATACAGTAGATGCAGATACTTCTCCCCCCGGTGGAGGTGGAATATCCGGATCTCCTAATAGATTATTAGTTTGTGCATTTACTGCTTCATTGTTACAAGTATTAAATGCTATTGCAGGCATCTTTAATGGTGAACCGCCACCCGAACCTATTGATGATATAGCAGATTCTAACTGGGCTGCTGCACCTGCAGGAAATCCTGACTTCGCTAATGATGCAGCTGCGCCAAGCAAGGGCGGAGCAACTTTATTAAGTTCTGAGGCAAACTTGTTTGTGATTTCACCACCTAATTTATCAAGGGCACCGCCTAAAGTTCCTAACTTACCTTTAACTGAACCAGCCTTATTGACCAACGATGCTGCGGCGCCTGCACCACCGGGTAAGTTTGACATGCCGCTAGCCAATGCAGACACACCGCCTGCCAATTTACTAGTAAGTGCTCCTTTAATTGCAGCACCCGGATTAGAAATGGCAGTTGCTACACTACCAAATGCTCCTGCAATACCAGTAGCCTTTGTTCCTGTAATACTATTAATTACACTAGTAGTAGCAAGAATCTTTGATGATACTCCGCCTGTAGCCTTGTCTAATAATTTATTAACTTCTCCAGAAACTGCTCCTTGTACTGCTCCACTAATAGTATTGGTAATAGTAGATTGTAAACCTCCACTTGACCCTGCTGCCGCTGATATTGCTCCCAATAAAGCACCACCCTTTGCATTTGGTGCTATTGATGCCGCGGTACCTGCAATTTGTGAAACTGCGCCCAATAATGAAGTGCCGCCTGTTGATTTGCCTAAGACTTTTCCTGCCGCTGCTTGGAAATCAGCCATAGCACCACCTTGTGCGGCAGATGTAACTTTACCTAATGCGGCGTCACCACCTGACATTTGATTTTGTAAATTAGAAGCAAGACCTTTTGCGCCACTAATTAAGCCACTACCTGTGTCTTTTACTGCATTTAATAGATTAGAAGCAGGTCCTGGTACAGTTGATGCTGCCTCCTCTGCTTTGGCTGCAGCTTCTTTCGCTACTGTAGCAACGTTGACTGGTACTCCTGCTTTCATTTTTGGAAATGCATTTTTAATCGTATTAAATGCTCCGGCAGCAAGACCCTTTGCTTGACCAACAACGTCTGCTAAACCCTTAGCACCGGCAACACCATCTATCGCATTTTTAAGTGACCCTAATCCTGATGTTACTTGATCCGCAAATTTACCGGCAAGATTACCGCTTCCTATAGCACTTAATGCTTTGCTTGCAGCACCTAATGCACCTGCTACTGCGCCACCTGCAGCACCTGCTGCTCCCCCTAATGCGGCGCCCGCTACACCTTTGACCGCTGATATTGTTGCAGATACGCCTACTGTCGCTGCCGACTTCACTAAACCAGCAATTTGCGTGCCGCTTTCTTTTCCAGATATAACGCCTGCTTGTTCTAATGCTGCCTTGCTATTCTGCATATTGGTTTGTACGGCGCC